CGAGCGGATGCGAGCCGAACTCAGGGACGCCGCAGAGGCTACCGGGCAAGATATCGACGCCTTCGTGGTATCGTGGATGAATAGCTCCCGCGAGATCCTGCTGTCTTGCCAGCGGAGCGGCCAGAAGTACGAGACCGTCCAGTCGGAGTGGTGCGACAGGCACCTGTGACAATGCCCGAATCCCCGAGCAACATGACGCCCAAGCTCGAAGTCGCCTCCGTCGAGGCGGCATTGCAGCTTTCCGTGAGCCTCCACTGGCTTGCCGTCGAGCAGTACACCGTCCAGGCCGAGCATCTCGCCCGGTGGGGCTACTCCAAGCTCGCCGAAGAGGCCCGCGAAGACGCCGAGGAGGAGCGCGGCCACCTCCGAAAGCTCTTGGCGAGGCTGGAGTTTTACGACATCGAGCCGACCTGCGACCACGACCACGCCGAATGGCCGCGGCATGACTACGAAGGCATCCTGGCCTCCAACTATGCGTTGGAGGTGAAGTCGATGATGGCCGAGCGTGGCAACGTGATGGTGGCCCGAAGCGCTGGCGATGAGCTTACGGCGATCGTTTTCGCCGAGATTCTCGCTGGCAGCGAGGCTTCGGTGCGGAACATCGAGGGGACGATGCGGGTGATCGAGCAGATCGGGATCGACAACTTCCTCGCGGACAAGGTGTGACATGATCGTCGAGCATCGCGGCATCACGAACGGCGAGATCGAGCGGCGCACGATCGCCAGCGAAGCCACCCTGGAGTATCGGGACGACCCGACAACGGGGCAGAAGACGCCCGTGATCGTCGGGTACGCCGCCGTATTCCGGTCTGAGAGCCGAAACCTCGGTGGCTTCGTCGAGGTTTTGGAGCCGCGGTCGTTCGACAAGGTGCTGAAGACCAATCCCGACGTCGTCGCGGTCTGGAACCACAACAAAGACCTGCCCCTCGGGCGTGTCGCGGACGGTCGGCTCCGACTTTCGGTCGATGAGCGGGGCCTTCGGTACGAAGTGACGCCGAATCAGAACACCTCCATCGGCCGCGACGTCACGACTTGGGTCGCAGATCGCACCGTCCAGGCGTCGAGCTTCGCGTTTGCGGTCAATCGGGACGTCGGAGAGCGGTGGGAGTCGGGTCCGAACGGCCTTCGGCTGCGTCGGATCACCGAAGTCGCCCTGCTCGACGACGTTTCGCCCGTTTTGCGGCCTGCGTATGACGCGACGAGCGTCGTCGTGAGCCGCCGGGCGCTGGAATTGGCCGCTGGCGAGTCGCATCGGCCCAATCAGACCATGTCGAACGCCGCAAAGCGGGGCCTGAAGCAGGCCGCGGGGCGTTCGGACGTCGATCCGGCGGCGGTTTTGCTCGCCGAACGCATCGCGGAGCGTCAAATCCTCACCGTGGACGACGTTGAAGCCCTTTCTGCCGTCGTCGAGCGGTCCCTGCGGTCGAAAACCGCCACCTGGGCAGGCACTCCGGCGTGGATCGAGTTCAATCTGGCCGGTGGCGACAGCGGACAGCGGTGGATTCAGCGTCGGAACGAAGAAATTGGTGGCGAGGCGGGTACGGCGACCGTTTCGGTGCCGCCGGAGGACGTCGAGGAGCGCGCCGAGGGCGTCGATCTCAAGCCGACGGCCGCCATGGCCGCCGCCTGCCGCCGCGGACTGAAGCTCCACGAAGACGGACGCTCCGGCGACGGCCTCAAGCCCGAGACCGTGGCCCGTGCGAACCGAATCGCCGCCCGAGAGACGCTCACCCCGTCGCACGTTCGCGAAATGCGGGCGTGGTTCCGTCGCCACAAGGTCGATCGTCGCCCCGGCTGGGACGCTGCGGGTAGCGAGACCCCCGGATTCACAGCGTGGATGCTGTGGGGGGGATCGCCTGCATGGCGGTGGAGCGAAGCCAAGGTAGCGCAGATGGAACGAGCCAAGGGCGAGCGCGCGGACGCCGATGACGCCGATGTGCAGGCCGCAATCGCCGAAACTGAGGCGGAATACCGAGGCATGGGCTACGACTACGCCGAATACCCGCCGAAGATCGCCTCCCTCTATCGCGAGATGGAGAAGTGCGCGATGGAGTACGGCGAGTGGACGAAGGAAGACGAGCAGTACATGGCCGAGAAGCCGTACTGCCGCGCAGGGATGAACTGCCGGATGGTTATCAGTGCCGTCGATGACGACGCTGAGAAGGAACCCGACAACGACATGGATCAATCCATGAATCCCGCGAAGCGAAGCGACGAGAACACACCGGCGCCGACGAGTGAGCCGACGCAAACTACGGCCGAACCGACGCAACAGCAGCGTGAAGATGCTGCCGTGATCGCGGCCATCGCCGCGATGGATGCTGCCGTGCTGGCGACTCACTTGCACGGCGACGAAGTAACAGGTTAGGTTGAAAGTATCAGTCATTGATGCCTTGCGACGGACGTCGCGAGGAGCAGTGCGAGTGACGTGAGGATTCACGTTCGCGGCGTGCTAGCGGGCAACACACCCGCCGGTCGCCGCGCATTCGCATCGACCGGCTCACAAACAGGAGCAGGTCGAATGTCGAAGAACCTCAAGGCTCTCCAGAACCGCGCTGCCGCCGTCTCGAAGCGGATGCGGGAACTCTCGGACCTCACCGACCGCACCCCCGAGCAGGACTCGGAACTCCGCTCGCTCGTCACCGAGTCCGGTGTCGTGAAGCAGGGCCTGGAGTTCGAGAAGAACATCGCCGACGCCGAAGCCCAGCTTCGCTCGACGGTCGAGCCTGCCGCCCCGGCCCCGACGACCGCCGTCGCTCCCGCTCCGGCCCCCGCCGTCGAGGAGACGACCGAAGCCCGCAGCCGGAAGTTCCTCAACAGCCTCGAAATCCGCGGCGTGCCGGTCCCCCACCACACCCAGCTTCGGGCCTTCAACGAGCGCCCCGAGGACGTCGAGGTGGCCTACCGCATGGGTCGCTGGATCAAGGCGACCTTCTTCAAGCACCCCGACGACATCCAGTGGTGCAAGGATCACGGCGTCGAGGCCCGCGCCCTCGGCGAGAACACCAACAGCACCGGCGGCGCGCTCGTCCCAACGGATTTCGCGGCCCGCGTGATCCGGCTCGTCGAGAACTACGGCACCTTCGCCTCCTCGCCCGTCGAGAAGGTGACGATGACCCGCGACACGATGATCATCCCGAAGCGTGTCACCGGGACCACGGCGTACTTCATCGGCGAAGGCGTCGCGGTGCAGGAGAGCCAGCCCAGCTACGCGAACGTGCAGCTTGTGGCGAAGAAGCTCGCGGTCTCCAGCCGGATGTCGAGCGAGGTCGTCGAGGACAGCCTGATCAGCCTCGCCGACGCCCTGGCCGCCGAGTTCGCTACCTCGCTCGCATTTCAGATCGACCAGTGCGGATGGATCGGTGACGGGACGAGCAACTTCGGTGGCATCACCGGGCTTGTCAACAAGCTCAACAACGGCAGCTACCCCAACTCGATGCAGACGGCCGACGCGGGTCGCGTCAGCTTCGAGACCCTGACGATCAGCGACTTCCTCAAGCTGGTCGCCAAGCTCCCGCTGTACGCCCGCCAGGGCGCCCAGTGGTACATCTCGCCCGCTGGCTACGCCGCGTCGATGGCTCGCCTCCGCTACGCGGCCGGTGGTAACACCATCGCCGACCTCGGCGGCGGCGTGACGGAGACGTTCCTGGGCTACCCGGTGAACCAGATCCATGTGATGAACAGCACCCTCGGCTCCGATCCGTCGGCGGTCAAGGTTCTGTTCGGCAACCTCGCCCTGTCCTCGATCTACGCTCGCCGCCGGGACTTCTCGGTGCGGATGTACGACCAAGTCTACGCGACCACGGACCAACTCCTCCTGCAAGGAACTCTTCGCTTCGACATCGTCCACCACACGCTGTCGAGCAAGGACGGGTCTGGCACCGACATCAGCGGCCCGGTCACGGCTCTCAAGACCGCCGCGTCCTGAACCTCACTACCCCACTAGACTCCGAAGGAGTACCAAGAGCGATGATTTTTCATCAGATGGACAAGGTGGTCGCGGCGGTCCCCGGTACGGTCGGCTCGTCTGCCGTGACCCTCACGGTGGACACCCTCGGCTACGACCATGTGTCGTTCGTCGCCATGCGGGCCAGCAACGCCGCGACCACGTTCGCGTCGGTGCTGAAGATCGACCAGTCGAACGACAACGTGACCTTCAGCCCCGTCAGCGGGCTGGTCGGTGGGACCGACTTCACGATCGCGGCCGTGAGCAACACCAACGCGGTGGCGCTCTACAAGATCGACGTGGACACCAAGGCGAAGCCGCGGTATCTGCGGCTGACGGCGACCCCGTCGGCCTCGATCAACATGGTCGCCCATGCCCGGCTCTCCCGAGCCGAGCAGGCCCCCGTGGACGCGACGGAAGCCGGTTGCATCGGTTGGGTGGTTGGCTGATCTCATGCGGGACGGCCAGTGACGGCCAGAAAGGCGCAGGGAAGCGCGCCCGCTCCTTCTTGGAGCGTTGAAAATGCTGGTTCGTGTCGGAAACACCGAAGCGGAAGTCAAAGTCGCGGCAGTCATGTCGATGCCGCGGCTGGGATTCACCGACAACTTCTTCTGCGTGGCGTCGGCCCTGGCGCCACACGGCATCTCCCCGGTCAAGGTCACAGGGGCCTACTGGGGCCAGAGCCTCCAGATGGCTATCGAGTCGGTCGTCGATGACGCCGACTGGATCCTGACCATCGACTACGACACCGTCTTCTCCTCGAAGACGGTCGAGGCCCTGCTGACGCTCGCCCTGTGGAGCGGCGCCGACGCCATCGCCCCGCTCCAAGTGAAGCGAGAGTCGAATGCCGTCATGTTCGCCCCGCACGGCGTCGGCTCCGACGTCAAGCTGGAGGTCGAGGACGACTGGTTCAAGAAGCCGGTCCAGTGGGTCGAGACGGCCCACTTCGGCCTCACGTTCATTCGGGCCTCGGCCATCAAGGCCGTCCCGAAGCCCTGGTTCAAGGAGTCGGCGAACGAAGACGGGACGTTCACCGGGGGCCACGAAGACGCCGACATCTACATGTGGCGGGCGTTCAAGAGGGCCGGGTTCAAGCTGGGCCTCGCGACGCACGTCAGCGTCGGCCACGCCGAACTGATGATCACTTGGCCGTCGAGGCAGATGGAGGGCTGCAAAGTCCTCCAGCACACGACGGAGTTCTGGAAGAACGGGCAGAAGGCGCCCGAGAAGGCTTGGGGGCAGGTATGAAGATTCGCGTCCTGATGGGCTTCAACGGCTACGAGGCGGGGCAGGTCTTCGAGGACTGGCCCTCGGGCATGTGTGAGGCCCTGATCGAGATGGGAACGATCGAAGAGGTCAAGGAAGAGGAGCCGAAGCAGTCTCCGAAGCCGCAGGTCGTGACCAGCGGCAAGAAGCGAGGGTAAGGATGCCCGACTACATCGTTTTCGGCACGCCGCAGCGCCCGACGCCGACGATCACTCCGTACCGGAGCCTCGTCCGCGTCACGCAGCCCCAGGTCGAGCCTGTGTCCCTCGCCGAGGCGAAGGTGCAGTGCCGCGTGGACACCGAGGCCGACGATGCCTTCATCCAATCGCTGATCTCGGTCGCCCGGCAGTACGTCGAGGATCAGCTTGACATCACGATCCTGACGACCACTTGGGAGGTTTCCTACGACCTCTTCCCGGTATGGGCGATCATCCTCCCCCGCCCGATGCTTCAGGGCAGCAACATCACCGTGACCTATCGGCTTGGGGACGGCGCGACGTCCACCAAGACCAGCGCGGCCGGAGACTTCCGGGTCGATACCCGAACGGTCCCCGGCCGCATCTATCCCAACTGGTCGGACACATGGCCTGCCGTCCGCGGCGACGAGAACAGCGTCGTCGTGAACTACAAGGCGGGCTACGGCGACGATGGCTCCAGTGCGCCGCCTATCGTCAAGCACCTGATTATGACCCTGGTGGCTCACTGGTATGACACGCGGCAGATCGTGGCCCCGAACACCTACGGCACGATCCCGAAGACGTTCGACACGATCCTGGCGGCTGCTGACATGGGGATTTACCGATGACCCTCCGCTCCAAGCTCGACGTTGACCTCGTCTGCCACGACGCTGGCACGGCGACGTTCGTGGTCAACAGCCTGTCGGATCACTTCCTCATCGAGCCGAACGTCGTCCAGTACACCGGATCGGCGACCGTGGGGACGTCGGCGGTGTCGATCTCCGGCCCGACGATCCTCTCGACGCTCGTCGTCAAGAACGAAGGATCCCAGGCCCTGCGGATCGCAGGGGCAATCAACGTCTCGGCGGGCCGCGTGGCGGTCCTGCCGGTCACGGCGACGGTCACGGTGGCGTCGGTGAGCGGCCAGGGCAGCTACACGGCACTCTGGGTGGGCTGATGATCAACTCCGGCATGATGCGCGAGCGGGTGCTGCTCCAGAAACCGGCGACGAACCGGACTGGAATGGGGTCTGCCAATCTGGAGTGGGAGGACGTCGCTGAGGTCTGGGCCAGCGTTCTGGGCCTTTCCTCGCGTGAAATCCTCCAGGCGATGCAGGCCAACGCCATCGTCAGCCACAAGGTCCGCATCCGCTTCTTTCCGGGCATCGCCCACACATGGCGGATGATCTGGCGGGGCCGCGAACTGGAGATTTCCAGCATCGTCGAGCGCGAAGTCCGCGCCATCCACGAAATCCTCGTCAAGGAGGTGACGTGATGGCTGTGGGTTCGAGCTACAACGCATTCGCCCGAGTCCTCTCCTCCGGCCTGACCGGCAAGCAGACCGCCGAAGGCTTCGTCG